GCTATGGTGGCAAGTCAATTAACACGCCCTCAACAAACTCCACAAATCTTTGTCTAATTTGCACTAATTGTTTGATTTATGGTATAAAATACCTATATGGGTATATTGTCCGCTTTGGGTATAAATCGCACTGATAAAACAGTCCAAGCACAATATGCTCCTGCCGTTATGTTGGATTCTTATGGATTCAATACAGTAGGTGTGCCGTTTGGGTATGGCCCAATGGATCGTGCGCTAGCATGTCAAGTGCCAGCAGTCAATCGTTGCGCTAATTTAATTAAGGGTGTCATAAGTTATTTACCTTTAGAGCTTTACAAAAAATCTACAGGTGAAGAATTAGGAAAACCTGTTTGGCTTGAACAGCCAGATATTAGACAACCAAGATCCGTTACCATTAGCGCAACTGTTGATTCATTAATATTTTATGGTCAAGCCTTCTGGAGAATTACAGAAGTTTATGCCGATGATTTACGCCCTGCTAGATTTGAATGGGTTGCTAACACTAGAGTTAATGCACAAACAAACGCCAAAGGCACAGAGATCCTGTATTACACAGTTGATGGCGAAAAAGTACCGATGGTTGGCGTTGGATCACTTGTTACATTTCAAGGATTAACACAAGGCATATTACAAACATCTGGTCGCACAATTCAAGCAGCTTTAGATGTTGAGAAGGCCGCTGCCGTTGCAGCAGCTACTCCAATGGCATCTGGTTATCTTAAAAACACTGGTGCAGATATGCCAGAGTCATCTGTCCAAGCATTATTGGCTGCATGGAAAACTGCACGTCAAAATAAATCAACTGCATATTTAACTAGCACACTATCTTATGAAACTGTCGGATTTAGCCCTAAAGATATGATGTATAACGAAGCATCACAATATCTTGCAACACAAATCGCACGTGCCATGAATGTACCTGCATACATGATTAGTGCTGATATGAATAATTCAATGACTTACCAAAATATTTTAGATGGCCGTAAAGAGTTTGTTGCATATTCACTACAACCATACATTTGTGCTATTGAGGATCGCCTAAGCATGAATGATATTACTGCTAATGGAAATATAGTGCGATTTAATATTGAGGAATCATTCTTGCGTGCAGATACTATGGCGAGACTTGATGCAATCGAGAAGATGTTAAATCTAGGTTTAATAGACGTAGATCAAGCAAAAGAAATGGAAGATATGACACCAGACGGAAATGAGAGCGGTAATGATACTTACATTCAGTAGTGCAGTAGAGGCATCTGACAGCGAGCGCAGAATCATCGCTGGCAAGATCGTGCCATTTGGAGAAATTGGCAACACATCCGCTGGCCCTGTTGTATTTCAAAAAGGATCAATCAAAATTGGAGATCCAGGCAAGATCAAGATGTTAATGCAACATAAAGCCGATAAGCCAATCGGTAGAATGCAAAAGTTTCAAGAGACAGAAGATGGCATCTATGCTCAATTCAAAGTAAGTGCAAGCATGCAAGGCCAAGATGCTTTAATTCTTGCATCTGAGCAATTAGTAGATGGCCTATCTGTTGGTGTTGAGGTTTTAGCATCAAAAAATATTAAAAATTATATTGAGGTAACTTCAGCTGTATTAAAAGAGGTTAGCCTGGTAGAGACACCAGCATTTGCAAATGCAAACGTTCACAAAGTTGCTGCAAGCGAAAGCGAAGCAGAGGACACAAATCAACCAAAAGAAAGCGAGGCTCCTGTGGAAGATTTAGCAACAGCGCCACAAGAAGCAAAGGCAGAGGCTGCTACTCCTACAGTAGAAGCTGCTCGCCCAACAATTACAGCGATGGTGTACACAACACCTCGTTCACCAATCAATTCAAAGGCATCATACCTAGAGCATTCAATCAAGGCTAAACTAGGCAACCATGATTCAGCCGAGTGGGTAATGCATGCAGAAGCACAAGCTGCACAAACATTAACTGCTGCTGATGATTCATTCACAACCAACCCAGCATTCAAGCCAGTTCAATACGTATCAACAGTTGTAGATACTTTAATTGGCGCACGCCCTGCAATCGATGCAATCGGTTCACGTGCTTTGGGTGCATCTGGAATGACAATTTCAGTACCAAAGATCACAACTTCAGGTACAGTTGCAGAGACCGATGAAGGTGCTGCACCATCTGAGACAGGTATCGTATCTTCATACGTAAACCTAACTGTTAAGAAGTACGCTGGATTACAACGCTACTCAGTAGAATTGCTAGAGCGTTCAGACCCATCATTCTTCCAGGCTATGTTGGATAACATGCAACGTGCATACAACAAGGCAACCGATGCAGCAGTAATTGCAGCATTAACAGCAGGCGGTACACAAGGAACAGCAGTAGCAGCAACATCTGCTGGAATTATTTCTTACGTATCAACTGAAGCACCAGCTGCATATCTTGCAACAGGTGAGTTAGCAACTAAGTACATCGCTGGTACATCACAGTGGTCATTACTACTTGGTGCAACTGATTCAACAGGTCGCCCAATTTACAATGCTGCTAATCCAATGAATAACGCTGGATCTTCAGTACCAACATCTCTACGTGGAAACGTATTAGGCCTAGACCTATACGTAGATCCAAACGCAGTTGCAACTACAATCGATGAGTCCGCATTCATCGTTGTACCTTCATCTGTATCAATCTATGAATCACCAACTCTACGCCTAAGCACAAATATCCCAACTTCAGGCGAGATCGAGACTGCACTATATGGCTACATGGCCGTTGGTGTATTGGTCGCTGGTGGAGTAAGACGCTTCAACCTAACCTAATAAGTTAGTTAATTAGTCATCCCTCAGGGTTTAGTAGCCCTAGCCCTGGGGGAGCTTTTAAGAGAGGAATACAATGGCAGCCACATATGTAACCAAAGCCGAGTTGCGCAGCAATCTTGGTATTGGCTCTTTGTATTCCGATGCAACAGTGGAAGAAGTTTGCCAAGCATCACAAGATTTACTCAATCAATATTTATGGTTCAATTCAGCACCAGTTGTAGGTGCAAGCCTCACAAATAACGTGGCTACTTTAGTTTTAGCAAACCCAGGCATATTTGTAGTTGGTCAAACAATAAGCGTAGAAGGTTGTGGCCATCCTTATGGTGGATCACAAGTAATTACAGGCGCATGGCCAGGCACAACAGTGCCAGTATCAATAGCAACAGCATTCTGGAGTTCATACGCATTTAGTAGTTTCCCAACAGGTTATTCAATAATTCAATTTGCAGAAGTACACGCAAACGATCCATTCCATCGCATAATTCCTAGTGGTAAGGCATCTGGCCAAGACACTAAAGAAGCAGATTACAGTGCGGTACCCGCAATCAGAGAAGCAGCTATGATCCTGGCTGTTGATATTTGGCAAGCACGTCAAGTGAGCCAAACTGGTGGGGTAGGCATGGATGGGATCAGTGCAAGCCCATATCGGATGGGTTATCAGCTGATAAACAGAGTGCGTGGTCTCATCCAGCCATATTCTGATCCTAATTCACTGGTTGGCTAATGACAGCAGCAATTACCACATTACGTGGCACACTAGCGACAGACCTAGCCAATGCAGGCGTATGGTCTACCTTTGCATATCCACCTGCAACATTACTTGCTAATAGCGTGGTTATTACACCTAGCGATCCTTATATTGTGCCTAACAATAACGATCAAATATCTATAGCACCTTTAGCCAATTTCAAAGTTTTAATAACAGCACCTGCATTTGATAACCAGGGAAACCTTGCAGGCATGGAAGATTTTATTGTGGCAGTAGTAACTAAATTAGCAGCATCATCCCTAGTGCTAAACATATCAAGTGTCTCCGCTCCAGCTATAACTAACGCAGCTAGTGGAGATTTATTAACATCAGAAATAACAGTATCAATCCTAACGAGCTGGAGTTAAAATGAGTACACAAGCAGAAGACTTAGCCTTCTTAATCAAGACAGGCCAAATTAAAGAAGCACCAAAACCAACTGCACAAACAAAGAAAGACGAGGAATAACACGTGGCAATCTATCTAAACAATAACGTAGGTGTTAAGTTGGCTACTAATGCTGCCAAGACCACACCTTCAATCGACATCAGTTCATACGTAACTGGTGTAACAATCAACCAAGTAGCAGATGAGCTAGAAGTAACAGCTATGGGCGATACAGCACATAAGTTTGTGGCTGGCCTACAATCTGGCACATTCACAATCGATTTCTTAAATGACTGGGCAGCAAGCCAGGTTATGCAGACCCTTAACGATGCCTTTGGTCAGACCCTGTCTGTATCATGCATTACAGTTAAAGGCACTGCCGTATCAGCTGCTAACCCAACATATCAATTCAGCATCTTGGTCAATAACCTAACCCCAGTCGGATCAGGTGGAGCCGTGGGAGATGTTGCATCTTCATCTGTAACCTTTACAATGAACTCCGCACTAACAGTGTCCCCATCGGTGGCATTTTAATTAAGGAGTAATAATGGCAAAGCTAAAGATAACAAGGGCTAATGGTGAAGTATCAGAACACAAGATAACACCAGGTGTCGAGTACGCTTTCGAGTTAAAGTACGGATCAGGTATTAGCAAGGTCTTGCGTGAGCATGAACGTCAAACAGAGATATTCTGGCTGGCTTATGAATGCTTACGCAGGGCTGGCGCTCAGATACCTTTATGGGGAATTGAGTTTATTGACAGCCTAGAAACTGTCGAGGTATTAGACGAAGAAAAAAAATAATACAGCGGGATTCAATCCTTTACAGCATTGCACAACTATCTGTAGAGACTGGGATACCGCCTAAAGAGTTTATTGAGATGGATACAGAAATGTATCGGGCTATCATCCAAGTATTGACGGATAGAGCTAAGGAGATTCAACGTGCCAGCAGAAGTCGTAGGCGTTAAGGATGTCCTGGCTGGTCTGAGTTTTATTGATGAAGATATGCGTGAGCGTATTAGACGTGCTATTGATCCGCTAATGCGTGGCGTGGCATCTAAAGCAAAAAGTTTTGTACCTACCAATAGTGAGGTTTTATCTGGTTGGTCAAAGCCAATAAATCCTGAAATTAACTATCGACCATTTCCCAAATACGATGCTGGCACAGTTAAAGCTGGTATTGGATACAACGCAGGAGAAAACAAAACATTCAAAAATGGATTTAAGGTAAGCAATTATGTGTATAACGTAAGCGCACCTGGCCGCATTTATGAAACCGCTGGCCGTAAAAATCCACAAGGCAGAGCGCCATTTCAGCAAATAGATCCTAGCCGACCTAATACAACCTTTGGCCCAGTGCAGGGTTTTGAAGGTAAAAAACGTGCCAAAGAATATACATACAATCGATCTACTAGAGAGTATGCATCAAATAATCCATTTGCAGGTTATCAATTTGTAACATCAATGCCAGCACTAACATCACAGCCTAAAATGAAGGGCGTACGTGGTGGGGGTCGTAAAACTAAAGGTCGTTTAATTTACAAAGCCTGGGCGCAAGATAGTGGCAAAGTTTATGATGCGATACTTGGTGCGATAAACGCCACAGCTATACATTTTAATAAATCCACAGAAGTAAAGAAGGCAGCATAATGGCCAATGTAGTTGTATCGGCACTCGCCACCTGGAATGGCAAAGCGCTCAGAAAAGGTAAGCAAGATCTTAATGCATTTGACAAACAAGCCAAAGCATTAAATAAATCACTCACTAGGCTATTTGCTACAGGTGCATTAGTTGCATTTAGCAAGAAGGCTATCAATGCATTTGCTAACGATGAAAAAGCTGCTAAATCCCTAGCAGTTCAATTAGAAAACACTGGCAACGCTTTTAGAATATCTGAGGTAGAAGATTACATAGCCAGCCTGCAATCTTTATATGGTGTACTAGATGACGAATTACGCCCAGCATTCCAAACATTATTAAATGCTACTGGATCGGTAATTCTTAGCCAAAAAGCATTAGAGACAGCATTAAATGTAAGCGCAGGCACAGGCAAAGACCTTGCTAGCGTAGTTGCAGCAATAGCCAAAGGCGCATCTGGTACAACTACCGCCCTATCAAGATTAGGCACTGGATTAGATAAGGCCACAATAGCCAGTGGCGATATGAACAAAATTATGGCCGCACTTGATAAGAAGTTTGCAGGCCAGGCAGCAGCTAGATTAGATACTTACGCTGGCAAGATGGATCTATTAAAAGTTGCATCTGCTAATGCCACAGAGATTATAGGTAAAGGCTTAATTGATGCACTTACCGCTTTGAGTCGAGATAATTCAATAGATCAAGCTGCTAATTCCATGAATAGTTTTGCTAATGCTATTGCCAATACGACCAAAGGCATGGGCGAGTTAATTGGCCAAGTAAAACAGATTATTGACAGCGATGTTGGCAAGTTCCTATTAGCCATTACTGCTTTATTAACTTTAGGCAAAAAACAACTTATTTTAGGCACAGCGGGTTTAATTGCTTACGATATAGGCAAAACACAGAAGCCGTCATCTAATTTTACTTATGGTGCAGGCAATCCTAGAGCCGATATTATTTTGTCAAAAAATCTTACTAAAGCACGTAAAGAAGAATATGCCATTATTCAGGCCAGCAATAAATCACGCAGTGAAATAGATAAACTTAAAGACAAATTTGATTTAGAGCGCATAGGCTTATTGGTTGCTCTTAATGCTGCAACCGATGAAGAAACTAAATTACGGATCAAGGCGCAATTAGCCATATTAGATAATAATGAAGCGTTGGCAAAGAAAATTAATGCCGAAATAGAGGCCGCCAATGCAACAAAATCATTAACCAATGCAACAAGTCAAGCAGTTGGCGCATTAACTAGTTTTGGACCAGCATTATTTAATGTGCTAGGTGAGATGACCGCACGTGCTAGAAATCAAATTGCACCAATGGAAGGAACAACATCTACATATAAAATACCGCAAGGGGCGTTAGGTCAAACAACAACTGCTTTGCCCACTCAAACAGTCGTAAACGTGCCCATCAATGCTGGCACTATTGTTACGGATCAACAGTTACAAGGTTTAATTACAGATACAGTTTTGGTGGCATTAAAGTCAGGAAATAAACTTATACCAGCAGGATCTTTATAGTGGCCGTTCCAACAGTAAATGCTTATATAAATTTTAGCACTGGGCCAAGTTTTGCTCAGGCAATGATTTTAGATTCTGGCGTATTAGACACAAACATATTGTCCGATTCAGCAGCCATAATTGTGGATGTATCTAACCGAATAAATTTTATACAAACCCAGCGAGGCCGTAATCCTTTAGTAGATCAGTTTCAAACTGGTACGCTATCTCTTAGGATTGTAGATCAAAATGGCGACTTTAACCCTAGTAATCCAGCAAGTCCTTATTACACTTATTTAACACCTATGAAAAAAGTACAAATTACTGCCAGTTTTAATGGTGTTACTTATAGTTTATTTTCAGGATTCATTACCTCTTATGAAAACACACAACCTAAAGATGCCACAGAAGTTGCATATACAACTATTAAAGCTGTTGATGCATTTAGACTTGCACAGAATGCACAAATATCAACAGTAACTGGTGCTGCTGCTGGTGATCTCTCAGGGGCTAGAGTCAATCAAATATTAAACACAATCTCTTGGCCAGCAACAATGCGTTCAATAGATGTAGGTCAAACCACACTCCAGGCAGATCCAGGGACAGCACGCACATCATTAGGTGCCATGCAGACTGTTGCAGATTCAGAGTATGGCGCTATCTATGTTGATTTCAATGGCAACTTTGTATTTAAGGATAGGTCCACAGCTACAAAATCAATCGGTGGTACAGCTACAAAGTTTGCAGATGATGGCACTGGCATTCCATACGCCAACGCAGCCTGGAAATTAGATGATTCTTTGGTCTTTAATTCAGCCACAATTACCAGGACTGGTGGCACTGCTCAGACAGCGACTAATTCAGCCAGCATAACTAAATACTTTATCCATAGTTATAATCTCCAGGACCTGCTAATGCAGACCGATGCTGTAGCCCTGGACTATGCCAAAGCCTATGTTGCATCTAGGGCTGAGACCACTATCCGATGTGATGCTATTGAGCTTGATCTATACAGTGCTGACTACAATTCAGGCATTCTTGCAGCTTTAGACCTAGATTTCTTTGATCCAATAACAGTTATTACCACCCAACCTGGTGGTTCAAAACTACAGAAAACCCTACAAATCTTTGGCGTAGCAAACACGATCACCCCTAATAGCTTCAAAACAGTGTTTACAACGCTAGAACCTGTCATAGATGGGTTTATAATAGGCAACGTAGATTACGGGGTCTTAGGCACCAACGTCTTATCTTATTAAGGAGCAATAATGGCAACAGGATTTCCAGCATCGACAGGTGATGTACTCACCAGTTCAATGTTTAATGGGCTGACTTCATTCACAATAGGCACAGCCAACACTGCCGATTACACAGCTGTATCAGCAGATCAATACCAAGTTTTAGAAATAATGAATAAAGCAACTGCTATTGCATTTAAGATTCCAACTAATGCGTCAGTAGCATTCCCAGTTGGCACAGCATTAACAGTATTAAATATTGGTGCAGGTACTTGCACTATAAGCGCAGTAACTCCTGGTACAACTACTGTTCTATCAGCTGGTGCAACTGCTGCATCACCAACTTTAGCCCAATATAAATCCGCTGTTTGTATAAAGACTGCAACTGACACTTGGTATGTAGTGGGAGCTATTGCTTAACATGTTAAATATTGTTACAGGAGTTTTATCTACAACTACATTAGCACCCGCTTTAATTGTTGACTATTTAGTTGTTGCAGGCGGCGGCGGTGGCGGTAATTGTTTCGCAGGTGGCGGCGGTGCAGGTGGATTGCGTTCAACTGTAACTGCTACTGGTGGCGGCGGTACTTTAGAAAGTGCTTTGACATTAACCACATCAACAAATTACACAGTAACAGTTGGTGCTGGTGGTGCGGCTGGTGTTTTCCCTTCACCACGCACAGGCGGTAATGGTGGCAACAGTACATTTTCTAATAAAACATCCGACGGTGGTGGCGGTGGTGCATTTGATGGTAATGGTATAGCAGGTGGTTCAGGCGGCGGTGGTGGTAATGGATCGGCTGGAACACTTACAACACTTGGCGGTGTTGGTACTGCTAATCAAGGTTTTGACGGTGGTAAAACTGACGGATATAGAGTAAGTGGTGCTGGCGGCGGTGGTGCAAGTGAAGTTGGTTACAACGCTCTAGCAGGCACAGGCGGCGCAGGCGCAGGCGGTAATGGTGTAGCAACATCAATTACTGGATCATCTGTAACTTATGCAGGTGGTGGTGGCGGCGGTGCAATCAATACTTATGGAACAGCAGGCGCAGGCGGTAATGGCGGTGGCGGCGCAGGTTCAAAAACTAATACCGCAGCAACAAATGGCTCAGTAAATACAGGCGGTGGTGGCGGCGGCGGTGGTTATTCTAGCGGTGATGGTGGACCTGGTGGTTCAGGTGGTTCAGGAGTTATTATTTTGAGATACCCAGATAATTACACAATAACATTTGGTGCAGGTGTTACAGGAACAGAAGCTTCACCTAGCGGCGGCTACAAACGAGCAACAATTACGGCGGCAACTGCTGGAAATGTGAGTTGGTCATAATGGCGCATTACGCTTGGTTAGATAAAAATAACATTGTTGTAAATGTAACAGTTGGTATTGATGAAACAGAGTTAATTACTGGTTTAGATACTGAAACATTTTATAGTCAAGCAACAGGTTACAACATTAAACGTACTTCATACAATAACAATATACGCAAGCAATATGCAGGTATTGGATATTCTTATGATCCAGTTGCAGATGTATTTATTGCACCTCAGCCTTATTTATCTTGGTCATTAGATGATAATTTTGATTGGCAACCGCCAACACCAAAACCTGATGGTTTCTATCGTTGGGATGAACCAACATTAAGTTGGATTGAAATTGCAACCTAAATTATGTGCAGCTGGCGTGCAGTTAAGAGATCAAATTGATACGTGGTTTCCAGATCGCAGCCGTAAAAGTCCAGAAGGATGGTTGGGCGATAGCCGTCATGCCACCAGAAAATCGGATCATAATCCAGACGGAATATGGGTCAGAGCAGTTGATATTAATTCTTTGCTTGAGTCTTCCGACAGCCTGGCACCTTATTTGGCTGACCAAATCAGAATCGCAGCTAAAACCGATAAACGCATATCTTACGTCATCTATAACAGGAAAATATGCTCAAAGGTATTAAATTGGCGTTGGCGTAAATATTCTGGAATTAATCCTCATAAGCGACACATACATATTAGCTTTACAAAGTTAGGCGATCTAGATGATAGGCCGTTCGATATACCACTAATAGGGGGCAAGATATGAAGATAAACAAGAAACAAAAGGCTGTACTAAAATCATACGCACGTGGCGTATTGGTTTCATTCTTAACATTCTTAGCAAGTAATGAACTTGGTTTAGATCCTGCTGTAGCTGTAATTGTGTCAGCACTTGCAGGTCCTGCAGTTAGAGCTTTAGACAAATCCGACAATGCCTATGGCATCGGTGCTAATGACAAATGAGCCCGCAAGAATGGGCATCCTTTGGCGCTGGCGTTATAGCCGTGCTATCAGGCGTGCTAATAGGATTACGTTTTTTAGTTAGAGGCTGGCTTAATGAGTTGCGCCCTAATGGTGGATCAAGTATGAAGGATCAAATAACAAGACTTGAACAGCGTGTCGATGATCTATTTGTCTTAATCAGTAAGCGATAATTTTAATTATGGCAACTACACGCAAACGTAGAAAAATTAACAGGCGCAGGGTGCGTAAATCGCCTGACCCATTAACTAAATTAGATCAATGGTATATCGCAAAACATGAGATGTTTAGAGCTGCAAGGAAGGCTGGATTTTCTGAATCTGTTGCGCTCTATTTAATGGATAGCCCAGAGTCTATGCCTGACTGGATCGTAGGCGACAAAGGAATTATCCCAATTATTCCTACTCCAGATGAGGAAGAAGATTAAGCGCCGTTGGTTAGTTATATCAGATTTGCAGGTGCCTTATCATCACGAAGCAGCTGTAAAAAATGTAATCAAGTTGGCAAGACGTGAGAGATTTGATGAGGTTTTATGTGTTGGCGATGAAATCGATTTCCAAACCATTAGTCGATGGGCTGAAAAAACACCTTTGGCTTATCAGCAGACCATACACGCTGATCGTAAACAGTGTCAGCAAATCCTTTGGGATCTCACAGAGCATTCAAAATCAGCTGTGGTTATCAGGTCTAATCATTCTGATCGCCTTTATAGCACTTTATTAAAAACACCTGGCTTAATCTCACTGCCTGAGTTGCAGTACCCAAAGTTTATGGATTTTGATTCTATGGGTATTGATTACAAAAAAACCGCTTATGAATTCCATCCAGGCTGGGTCTTGGCGCACGGAGATGAAGGCAATATGAGCCAACATGCAGGTATTACAGCTCTAAACCTGGCTAAAAAATGGGGTAAATCAGTTATTGCTGGCCACAGCCATAGACTGGGCATGAGTGCCTATTCAGAGGCCATAGGAAGCCATTACAGGCCTTTATATGGGGTCGAGGTAGGAAACCTTATGAATCGACAAAAAGCCTCTTATTTGCGCTATTCTGCAGCGAATTGGCAGATGGGGTTTGCTATACTTGAAGCCGTAGGAAAGACCTTGACACCAACCCTGGTGCCAATAAACAAGGATGGCTCATTTACAGCGCTTGGAAAACTCTACGCATAACGTTATCAAATCGTTATCAAAATAATCCGCTAAATAATCCACAAAGTCGTACACAGGTGCAACACTATTGCCATGCCACAAAATATGTAGGCATAGTTAGGGCTATATGAATAACTGGTTAGAGATGCGTAATGCATTTGAGCAATTTGCTTGGTTAATGATGGGTGTTTTAATTGGATACCTGTTTATTACCAAAATCATTAACGATGCCAAAGATCGTTATTACTGGCTTGGCCGTAAAGATGGCTGGGATATGCACCGCAGAATGATTGATAACAAGGTTAAAACCGATGAGGTATTTGACTATGACAAAAACTGAGAAGCTGCTGGCCGATGTTGTCGATTTGGTCCATACAAGGGGAGCGGTTTACGGCCATCCTTACACAAACCATAAAAGGATCAGTGATCTCTGGTCGGCATACCTCGACCATCCAATTACACCTAGTCAAGTCGCATTATGTATGGCGCTCGTCAAGGTTTCTAGGCTTACTGAATCTGCAAATCACAGCGACTCAATTATCGATGCTATTGCTTACCTTTCGATATACCAGACAGTCTTGGATGCAGAGACCGACATCAACTTCACTTGGGGGGATGACTAATGGCATTTAATTTACAAGATTATGAAACAGTCGAAAGCCGACTTGAAAAATGGTGGAAGGATTACCCAGATGGAAGAGTACAAACAAAGCTTGAACAGGCCACAGACACTCGTTACATTGTCAGTGCTGAATTATTTAAGACAGAAGCCGATGCAAAACCATGTGCGACTGGGCTTGCTAGTGAGAGCATTTCTGATAGGGGTGTCAATTCAACTTCTGCATTGGAGAATGCTGAAACTTCAGCGATCGGCAGAGCGCTTGCAAACGCAGGTTATGCAGCTAAGGGCAAAAGGGCTAGTCGAGAAGAGATGAACAAGGTTGCAACATATTCACCACCTAGCACAAGGGCTAGAGCTGTTGAAAATGTGTTGCGTGCATCATTTGCTGAAGATAAAAAAGAACCAACAGTGTGGTCAGTTGGCGATGTAGTTGAAGCAATACCGCAAGCACCTAAAGTACAAGAATGCACACATGGACAAATGATTCTTAAAGAAGGCACAGCTAAAACTGGTAAGCCTTACTATGGATATGTTTGCAGCGCACCTAAAGATCAGCAGTGTGATGCTAGATGGCACAAACTCACAGCTGCAGGATCCTGGTATTGGGATGGGGGTGAATGATGGGATATGTAGAGATTATTGATGGCTCAGGTTATCTAGCACGTTTGGAAAATGACAAGATAACCATAGAGCCAACAAATGACAAATGTATGGCCTGTAATGATGACAGGTTAATGCATGATGGTACTTACATGGTTTGTACACAATGTCACTGTATTCAATAAGGAGTTTACCATAATGCACACACAGTTCAAATGTAATGGTTGTAGTCGCAAGACCGAGTTCTTATGGCTCGATCAGTTGGATACGCCTGAAGGTTTTAAGGCTTATCAGTGCATGGATTGTGGATGTGTTGGGGTCAAGAATATAGCTGAAGCGCTATCGATTCCTGATTCCAGTATTACTAGATGTGATAAGTGTGGTAGTTGGCAATTCCTAGGTGTTGATTGCCACACTTGTCAGTTAATAAAGGCTAAATAATGCCTACCTATGAATACAGCTGTAATGAATGCGGCACTTATGGGTCCACACATAAATCATTCGATGAGGATGTGCCAGTAATGGAATGTCCGAAATGTCAAATTACAATGGCCAGGATTTACTCAGCACCAGGGTTAATATTTAAGGGCTCAGGATGGGGTGGCAAATGAGCGAATCTACAGATATTGATTGGGCTAAACAAAACGCCTTGCGTGATCAGTGGCTTATAAATAATCCTGATTCACAGTACATCGGTTGGATGTCAATATGATGGCTGGCTGGGATGAGACTTGGATAAATACAGATGATCTGCGCATAGTGTGTTGCAAATCACATCTCACATATTGAGACGATTTTATCAATTAAGCGTAAAGGAGTTTGTATGCATACTGTAGGCTCTAGTGAAGCAGTGGCTCACAAAGCCACAAGGCGAGCCCGACAGGGAAAGCTCGCAAGGTGCTGGCTAGTTGGGATCGCTCTATTCATAGTTAATCTTTGCTTTGAAAAGACTGATTCCGTTGCAGCTGATAATTACAAACAATCTTACAAACAATACGCTTGGATACAACTTAACTATGATATAGATGAGTTTGACTGTTTAGACAAGTTATATACAGCTGAGAGTCAGTGGAACCCTAAAGCACGTAACAATAGTCATTATGGTATTCCGCAAGGTAGATCAAAGTGGTTGGCTACCGCACACCCATATGCTCAGATTCGATGGGGCATCAAGTACAATACAAATAGATATGGCACTATGTGTGCCGCTTATGCGCATTACAAGATTAAAGGATGGCATTGACTAACAGAGCTATAGGTAGTGGTAAGTGGAAGAAGCTACGCATTACCATATTAGATCGTGATGGCTGGCAGTGTGCATCATGTGGTAGACCAGCGCACACAGTAGATCATATTGTGCCACGTGTTAAGGGTGGCGATATGTGGGCACCAGATAATTTACAATCGATGTGTAAGAGTTGTAACTCATCTAAAGGTGGCCGTTTTTTTAATAGCAAGGCGACCCCCCCTGTCTTTCCTGAACCTTCTCTCCCTGAGACAGTCCAGATCATTCCAGATTCACCCTTTGATAAACCTGATACGATC